TGAGCGGTGCTGTCCTGCGTATAAGTAATAGTACTATTAGTACTATTACTTACAGTAACAGTATCAGTAACAGTATCAGTTCGTTTTGTTCGTGTTTGTTCAACAAAAGGAACACTTGTTCGTTTTGTTCGTGTTTGTTCAATACCAGAAACATTTGTTTTGCATTTCCCAGACTTGTTCCGTCTTGCTTCTCCGCTTTTCTTACCAGCTTCAGAGCGTTTCTTTTTGGTCTGCTCCCAGCGTTCATTCGCAGCATCAATCTGCGTAAAAACAATGCTGAGCATCATTTTGACGGCAATATCAGGTACATCCGGTATAACGCCGGTGTCTGCGTACTGATATACTGCTTTGATGAATTGACCTGCTTGCTCATCGGACAGCAGATCAAGTTCACGCCGCCGGTCAACAAAAAGCAGGAAGCTTTTTTTCTCTGCCATTCAGACCACGCCCTTAAAACGGTACATCGCCGGTATTGATGATTTCCTCGAAATCGGAGAGGTCACCGAGAGCAGGCGGATTTTGCTGTTGCTTTGCGGCAGCAAATACACCGCTTGTCTGTACTGCCGGCTGTACGTTATAAAAGCCTGTTGCATTCTGCTTTTCAAGGCGTGGCTGAGGAGTTTCGAAATCACCGGAGCGAATCTTTTGCGTTTCACGCAGGAATGCAGGCTCAGTAAATGTTTTGCCCTTGTACTCTGCTTCACGAAACAGTATCCCCACGGTACAACCCTTGAAAATATCCGGGTCATAGCCCTGCTCAATATTGGGTTCAGGAATATTGTTTGACCGTGCAATCGTATTGATATTGCCCTTATAGCGACCGATTTCGTCCATGTACTTGTTGTTGTCGCCTGTGAAATTCGGCAGGAATATCTTGTATATGCCTTTCCACTTTTGCCCATACTGGCTCGATGCATCAGCGGCAAAACGCTTGCTGAAATAGCCAGCGCACTCGCCCTCCGCCACATCAATTCTCAGTTTGATAAACGTACTGCCGCCCTGCGTTTTGTCCACTGCCACGTCAAGAATTTTGCAGACATATCCGCCTGCCGGAAGTGGTGCGAACTTGTCGCCACCAAATGTCTTTTCCTGCACGCTGCTTGCGCCGCTGATTCCCTGTAACATTGCCATAAAAATGTACCTCCGTTTTTTTATTTTTGATATCCGTAATACTCCCGTATGGTGTTGTCCACAAGCTTCAAATCGTTATCGGTTTCGAGTGGGAACATCTCCATCGGAGATTTCGCTGTGCTATTGCCACAAGATTGTGTTTGGAAATAGTGCCGCCCTGTGGCATCTGACTGGCATAGCAGAACGATAGAAAACAGTCCTTCTACGGTCAGTTTTTCATCCAGCATTTTCCCAATTGTCTTTGCTTTCAATCGCCGATTGCCTGCACTGTCGTAGGACGTTTCTACGTGATGCAGAAAATATACGATACATTCCGGTGGCGTTTTGAGCTGGATAAAGCGAATGAGATTGTAAAAATTAGCTGCCATGTTTGTAAATTTCTCATATCCCTTTTCATTTGCTTTGTTGAAGAACTCAAATGCAAGTAAATACTGACTGTCGTCAATGGCGTATCGCTTTAGATTGTTGGCATTCAGCGTTCTGACAATCAGTGCATAATCCGCACCTTCTGCGGTTGCGAGCTTCTTCCGGAATGGCAGTGGCTTGCTTGCAACGTTGAAAATACCAATTTCACCTGGCTCAAAGTTCCGCAGAGAAGCACTTTTCCCACTTCCGGATTCTCCCATAATCAGAACAGGAATCCCCATTTGTTTTCACCTCACTTAATTAAGATGGATTGGGTTGTAATCAAAGAGCAACCTTCCAACTGTCCGCCAGATTGCAGGAACGATTTGATTTCTGTTTTTCGTAGCTCTGGCTTTGCATATTTCAAAAGGTTGTCCTGCCCATTTTGTTCCAGCAGTTGGATTACAGCGGATTCATCTTGAATTTGCAAAGAAGCGGGATTGTTTCGAATGGTGATCCTTGCCCGAACACCATCTACTTTTTTCTGATGCATTTGCATCATGTTGTGCATCAGGTAATCCTTCAAAGATGCCGCACGGCGTTCATAGGCTTTTCTTCGTTCTGACAGTTTCTTTTCTTCTTGCTTCAAAGCATCCGCTTTCACATTCAATTCCTTTACATACAGAGCGACATTTTCTGCTTTCAAATTGAATTCCTGTTCCATCCCATCCAGTGTATCAAACCATGCAGTTTCCACTTCTTCCCGTGGGATTCCCATTGCATCTGCCTGCTCTGTCAGGCTATCTAATTGTTCAAACAGCTCCGCAAATTCAGCGGAAATATCAAACAAACGATTCGTTCTGCGCCCTCCCAGCGCATAATTACTCGATTCCATTTTTTTACTTCCTTTCATTTCCCGTGCGTTGCCCTCAGCTGTGCGTTACTTTCACGTAACAGCTTGTTCTCTTCTTTCAGCAGCTTAATTTGTTCCTGCTGTTGCTGCAACTCTTTCTTCTTTTCGCCTAAGCGTTGCAGCTCTGAATCAATCACGCTGTCTGCCACCCACTGCTTTGTTTCCTGCCGTACACGGTTCTTTTTCTGATACCGTTTCTTTGCCGCCTGTACCTGTTGTTTCCGTTGCTCCTCCCGGCACGCTGGACAGTACTTCATAGCAATATGACTGTGGTAACTGTTGTGATAAAGGTCGCTGATTGCTTCCCCACATCTGACACAATACTTGATTTCTTCTGGCATTGCAACCACTCCCCTGCTCCGTTTTGATACCTGTTTTGATTCCTGCTTTGATACCCATTTCCATGGTTTTAGCATGTTTTCACGGAGAGAGCAGCACTGCATTCGGCACTGCATTCACGCTGAATTTCTCTCACGAAATCCACCATGTTTTCCGGTTCAACAGACAGCACAACGTTTCTGGGTTCGCCGCTGTGGCTGTACCAGGACAGCGTGAGTGGCACGTCTTCCCCGGCATTGTTTGCAACGATTACATCATCCATCAGCTGATTGATTTTCTCGTACCGATCAAGCAGCATTTGCTGTTGCTGTGCCCGTTCTTTTGCGGCTTCATAGTCAAACACTTCCGCTTCTTCTGCTTCCAACATTTTTCTGTCAAGATCCTTGTTATGCTTGCGCCATAGAGCGGCGAACAGTGCGACAACACCAATAAAAACGATGTAGTCCATGATTCTACTCCTTTCGTCCTTTTCGTTTTTTCCAGTTTTTCGCAGAGCAGACCGGGCAAATGTACCAACCTTTGAACTGGATTGCAACATTATATTCCGTTCCGCATTGCTCACAAGTTGCGTACTTGTATCCGTTCTCAATCCGGATTTTCATGACGTGTCACTCCCTTTGACTGCATACTGATTTTGCACTTTCATCAACCCTTTCTCTTTTTTAACTTGCCCTTGTGGGCTTGGGATGCCGCTGATCACGCTCAACGGCTCAGAAGCGTAGTATATAAAGACAAATTAGAAACGGTTAGGAGGTAGTCCCAATCTGTCACGGTGCTGCCACACCGCCCCCGTATTGCCGTTAGGTCAGCGTGTCTGTAATCAATTCAGGACAAGGCAATTCTTCCAGTTCTTTGCAGAACTGCACCCATTCATCAAGCTTGTGATGCTTTCTGCTGTGATACATGTTCCGCAGTACAGCGTAATTTACCTGCACGGTTGCTTTTTGGTTGTAGCTTGATGGCAGAAGCTGTATCATCTGCCACCAATCGTCTTTGTCTCCGGATGCAAGATACCGTTCCCGATATTCATTGATACAGTCACACAAATCCATCATAATCTGAAATGGCTTTTCGTCATCACCCCAGCAATAGAGATGCTCTATGCTGAAATCTTCAAGCGTAATCGGCTTGTCATGTATCTTATGCATTGTGCTGCACGAGTTTTTGACCGTTCCGACTTTGTAGGTGTCAAACTCTTTCCACCAATACAGCGGTGCGGTAATGTCCATAGTGACAGTAATCATCCGCATGAATTTTGCATGGTCTGTACCGGCAGCAACGAGAGATTTTGCAAGCTGTAAGTCGTTTTCGCCGATAATACCGAATTCAAAACTACTGTCTGACTTGTCCCAACTGTTCATCGGATTTCGCATACCACGGAAAGCGGTTTTCCAGCCGTACACGTCCACGTTTTCAATCAATATCATGATTGTCCCCCTTTGTTTTTCACGATGGCTTCCAGTGATTCCAACGCCTTCAAGAATCCCCTGTACCACGCTGCTTTCTGTCTGTCCTCGTCACCGTTCTTGTGATCGGCTCTGTATTCATACTTGTATGCGTTCAGCTTGCAGAAGTCCTTGACAGCATCTACACCAAACTGTTCCAGCATCTCTTCGATGCATTCTTTCCGCCCATTCTGTTGATAATGAGACGGAGAGTTTACATTGTTGTCCATTTTGTTTGCCTCCCATCTATTTGTCGTGCCGAAACAGTTCATTCACCGGCACATCTGGAAAAAATGTTTCCTGTATCTGGATGGCTTCATCGATGGAAATTTTCGTGATTCCGTTGATCCGTTTCCAGGTGCACTGATAATCCAAAAAACACAGCTTTCTAATGTGCTCAACGTGGATGCCACGCTCCATCATATACTGTTTCAGCACCGGGTAATACGTTTGTCTTTTACTTCTCATGCTGTGCCTCACGATCCACCTTGAGCAGCCAAAATGATCTGTCTCTGTTGCAAATACCATAGTAGTTAAATCCGCTGACAAAATGCAGCTCCAGACCATAAAACGTTTGCAGTGCTTTCTGGCACGCCGCCCACGTAATGTACCCTGTGTCGATGAATTTGTTAATTTCCTCCCGGCTGTATGGGTACTTTTCCGGATGTGCTTTTGCGGTGTAAAATCGGTCAATCATTGCAGCAACATTCTGCACTAACGTTCCGAACTCTGTGTCCAGAAATTCCTTCTTGTCTGCTTCTGTTTCCATTTTCAACTTCTCCATTTCCTTTACTCCTTTTCAATCTTTTTCTGCAACTTTTTCATTTCCTTTACTCCTTTTCAATCTTTTTCTGCAACTTTTCCATTTCCTTTACTCCTTTTCAATCTTTTTCTGCAACTTATGCAGCTTTTTTCCCCTGTTCAATCAACGGATAGATATCTCCGGATTTCAGCAGATCGTAAATGAACAGTCGCCCTTTCTGTGTCCAGTAGGTATGCGGGTCTGCGGCATGTTCCGTCCCGTCATCGCTGTGGTAAGTATGCGTTTTTGTACTGGTATAGCCCATTCCGGCATACTTCTGATACAGCAGCCATGTCTTGCCCTGCTTGTACTGCACACCATGTTCGTGAAGATACTCGTTCATCTTTCGTGCGCTCCATCCGTAGTCCTTGGCAATTTTTCCGATAGAGATTAAATCTTTGCAGTTCAGCACCACATCGTAATAACTTGCCTTCGGCTGCAACTCTGCAATCTGCTGTTCCTGTACAGCTACGGTGGTAAGGAGCTGCTGTTTCTCACGCTGTTCCTCAATCCAACGCTCTGCACGTTTAACGGGATCATCAATCATATAGCTGTCCGGTACACGCTGGATTGCATAGCTGCCAGTTTTCCGGATAGTGGGTAGCACTTCCGAAGTCACCCATTTCCGGAATGGCTTTGCCTGTGGTTTGTCGCTTCGAAGAATGACAGCATACAAACCGGATTCGTTAATGATGTAGGCTTTCTGTTGTCTTCCAAGAGAATCGGTGATGGACGTTTGACGTACCTCATCTTCTTCCAATCTTTCAGCTACCTTTGTACCTCTTGCAATTTCCAACGCCTTGCATACATCGGACAATACCCACCAAGGTTCGCCATCCTTTTCGATTGTTCGCACTTCGGTTCCCTCGTAGTACCAAATTTCAAATCCATTCATTTCATTCCACTCCTTTCACATCAATGGTGTCTTCCATCTTCTGCTTTTCTTGCATCATCTGTCTAACGATTGCATCTGCTTCTGGGTGATCCTTGTAGTATTGCTCCACAAGGGTAGCAATTCCAAGCAAAATGCGGTTGCGCTCTTTTGCTGTTGCAGGCTGCTGTTTGATGTTTGCTTTCATTTTCCACATTCCTTTCACTTTTCCACATTCTCATTCTGTGGTGTCTGATTTTTTTCGCCGATAAAAATTGCCACTGCCATGTTCAGCATGGTCTGGAAAAACGCCGCTTTGTCTTCGTAGTTGTGCACGTTATTCTTGTACAGCTCCGCAAATGCTTGACGTTCCCACGGTTGCCCAATGATGTTTCTATTTTCCATCTTGTGCTCCTTTCTTATTGCTATGTCGCTGGTCAGAAACAAGTCATTTTGTTGTTTCTGTAAGCTTATTTTACAACAAAACGTTGTTATTGTCAATAGGGTATACGTCATTTTGTAGCTTTGTACAATAAATAGCTTGTCATTTTGTTTGTTTTCCACAAAAATAATAAAACGAAAAACAACATATTGACTATAACAACGTTTTGTAGTATAATTTGATTAAGAAAGGTGGTGAAGAAAATGCAAAGAAAAGAATTTGGTGAAAAGCTTTTTGCATTGAGAAAAGAAAGAGGAGCTAGTCAGGCGGAAGTGGCAGAATACATTGGACTTACAACTGCGGCATACCAGAACTACGAAAATGGTAGGCGTGAAGCAGGTTATGAGACAATTGTGGCACTCGCTAATTTATTCGGCGTGACCACAGACTATCTGCTTGGCAGAGAAGCGGCTCCGGATCCGTTTGGGGATCTGAATTTCAGCGCAGACAGTG